AGTAATAATCGTAATCAGTGGTCATACCTTTGTAGGTAACCCGCTCACCCTCACCCATTGCATCTTGACGCGCTTGAGGCTTGTCTTGAAATTTCTCTATGCTGGTAAGTTCTTTGCCGCGCTGCTCACTGTATGGCTCATAGGGATCCGCAGACGCATTCGGTTCTACCGGAAGGCACCCCTTTTTCTTTCTAGAAAAACTGGGCACGTTGTATGCCTCTTGTAATGTGCAATACTGAGACATCTCTCTTATCCATCTAAAACATTTTCTTTTTTGAAAGAAAGATGGACATTCTCAAAGGACTTGTCCTAGGTTTTCTAAGCGGCTTCTTTATTCTCTATACGCTTCAACCCACGAAGCCTTATCCGGAATTTATGCTACGCCTCAGCGAACGTCCTTGGATTTTCGTATTATTACTGGCATTCTCATGGATACTGTTCTATTATGACCAAAATATAGCCCTCATGTATATTCTTATTATGACTACAATCATCATAGACATTGAGTTCTTAGGCAGAAACAATAAGGAGGAAGGCGAAGTTTAATTTGTTTATTTTTTATAGAGACACCATCAATGGATCCCATTTTACTAAATTCAATCAGTGTATTTCTGGTTCAAATTGGCTCACGATTCTTAACGTTGGATTTTACGGACGCGCAAAAAAAATTGGTTCAACATCCATGGGTTCAGAGCATTATCTTATTTGCCATGTTCTACGTAAGCACGCGCAATCTTCTGATAAGTTTTGCACTCATTATCTTCTACAACATGTGTCTATATTTCTTACTCAATGAAAATAGTAGCTACAATATTTACACCCGTAAATGGTTAAAAGAAGAAGGCTTTACCAGTTCCCTACAAGATAAAACCAATGTCTATTATAAAAATATGGCTGCGCTAAACTAAATTAATAGGTAAGGTTCTTAATCTCTGCGGGTTTTCCCCAATACATCTTTCTCGCATCGGTATGCACCAAGTTATTTACATTGATGATATACATATAGGTGAAAAGCATGATGAGGAGCGCGGCAATAACCATTAAGAAGGTGGTGAGACCTGGAATGGGTAAGTATGTCACTAATAAGGCGGTTATTGTAATGGTCATGAGTAATTGCACGAAATAGTGAATACGATAGCGATTGATAAATGCTTCCAAGTCTAGGATATTATGCGCGCCGCTAATATTATCCTTATCTTGCTTGAGTGTATTATTTTTATCTTTATAATAATCAACTTCTTTTGAAATGCTGTAGTTCATATCGGTATAGTCTTTATAGGAATCTACGATGAGCCCAATGTTGATGGTATTTAGAAGATAGGCATATACAGCCTTGCGTAAATCATCACCTGTTTGAGCTGTGATAAAGGCGGCATAAGTGCCCTCCACCGCACCCACTTCTAAAACCGTTGATAGGGTGGTTAATCCCGCAAATGGTTCCATGATGACATAGCGATTTAATAGATAGAGGGCGACCATCACTAGGATACTTACTCCAGCCATAAGCCCAATGAATAGTTTTTTCATACCATCACTGAGTGTATCATTTAGCATAACCATAACGATACCTCCTACCACCAGTAGTAACACGATTAAATAAATATAAAATATATTGGTGACTTTACTCTTGTAGGCACCTGACGTATTTAGGCGATCCTTCTCAATCATAATATCCACTTTTGTCTTTTTTAGTTTTATATTTTCTTCTTCTATCGCACTATGGTTATCGTTGTATTCTCTCATTTCAATTTGTAAGTTTGTAAGAATAACATTTAAATTACTTCCGGCATCATCTACGATTTCATTTCTCTTGTAAAGCATGTTCAATGTATCATACAAAATATCATAGAAAGGCACCCGTAATGGAGAGTTTGCTGGAGTTTTTTCTAATAAATACGCGGCGATATAGGTATGAATGAGTAACTCATAGAGGTAGAGTAAGCGCCGAACCATATGGATACGAGTGCTCTTCACGTCTATGGTATCTAGGTTAATAATATTGGTTACTGCCGTCTTGATAGCAGCGATGTTGTTAATGGTATCCGATTTACCAGTCGGCGTGCCCACCGCAGGGGGTGTAGCAGTAGCTAGTCTTAACTTATACTGACCGATGGGGGTATCTAATACAAGGCTACCAGCTAGTTTGTTTTTCTTATAATCGGCCAGGGCACTCTCGTCTAGTATATTATACGCAATGCGGAGATTATTCAATAGTTGTAACAACGATTGTTCTGTGCTTGCAAAGGATGGACCAAATGCTTTTATAGAGGCGGTGCCACTGGCTGGTGTTGCCAGATCTACACTATCTATTAAGAGTAAATGGTAATTGTATTCCGAGTTTAAACTATTTCCATCCGTAATCTTCCAAACGGCGCGTTGCGCATCCGTAATGGCCGGAACAGCAGCAGAAGCCGCCACCACAGGGGTAGCGCCCGCAGCAGAAGCCGCCACCGCAGGGATCGCCGTAGCCGGAGGGATGGCAGCCAAGGTCGTTGCCGGGGCAAAATCGGCCGCGCCATCCTTTACATATATTTTTTTCAGCATCGCAATGGTAGGTGTCAGGCTTGTTGGTAATATAGCGGTTTTAAAAGCGGTATAATTAAATACATTGTATAGAAATTTTTGGTTATCTGGAGTAATTGTCGCTTGTATAATCGTATCGGCACCTTTACCTGTGAATTCTGTTTGTGACGTGTCCAAAACAAAGGAATCGTTTATGAATTTGATTTTGGCAGATATCTCTGCGGTTGTCATTGTTTTCCTTAACTAAAAATAAGAAAAAGAATATGCCGGAATCGTTCTATTCTAGATACATGTCCGATAGTAATAATATTCACCGGAGGTTTCACTGTAGCGGGTTATCTTTACAATGTCACCGGGTTTTAGACCAATCCACCGCGAGATAATATCCGTCTTCTGAATAAACGGTAGCTGGGTCTTTACCTTCAATTGCAGCTCCTCCATCAACTGTTTAATCTCCTCCTCCGTCATCTTCTCGTGTTTTGGAACGAGAAAGTGCTTGTTCGGATTATACATAAGCTCCTTGGTCAGAAAGATCTGAATAAACCCTTGGTGCGGTGCAAAGCTAACATCCTTCTGCTGGATGGCTTGCAGTGTGATAGACGGCGGATAGTCACTGAGAATCATTAGGAATTTCTTGGTTTTATAAGTTTTCTCCACTTCATCAAACGTCATACCACGAATCGTCGCCCAGAGCTCTTTAAAACTATCTTTTGAAATCGCGAAGAAGATTGTATAGTTTTTAAGTGTGATCGTAATCTGTTCGTCAATAAACCGGCCTTCTTCAATCTCCTCTATTTCCTTTTGAAATGCCTCACCATCCTCACCTCTGATCTCTAGCAGCTCCTTCGTATGAAACAGAATACGACGAATATCCATTTGCTTTTTGCTTTATATTATAACTCTACATTTATTTCATTTTTTACTCCACATGATTCTCCTCATCGGAAGCTACATAGCGCAATCCTTTCCAGCCCTTGCCATCAATCGGATAAGCGCCAAAGGTTTTCTCCAAATAAGCCCGCAGTTGATTGCGATCGGGCAGCCGCTTACCTTTCTGCACATTGTGAGTCGACCACATCTTAAAATCCACATAAGCGGCTTGCAACATGACACAGTGATCGCTGGTCTCGTCCTTGATGACCCGATCCGTAATATACTGTCCAATCATGTCATTGTTCTTCTTGTAACTCTCTGTCGCAATCCGCACCTCCATCGGTTCCACAATATTCTTCAAGTCCGTATTCTTATGGGTTTCAATCAAAAGCGATAGAAAGGGGTCTGCCCAACGGTCAAAGTTATTACCGAGCTCCGTATCAATCGGGAACTCCTTGGGATTGTTGGGATTCGGGTTCTCACAGAACTTGGAATCAAAGTGGAGCACACGAATACGCCGCCATGTGCCACCATCGTCACTGGGCACCTCCGGCAGCTCATTACAGGTCATAATCATCTTGAACTGCGGCTTGAACTGAATGGGCTCCTTAAACAGACCCCGACAAATAATGGTATCACCACCGGACAACTCCTTCATCAGACCAATATTAAGCTTCTCTCCCTCCGAAGGCTCCTGCATGACCGCAAAACGGCGACCACGGGTGCGCTCCAGCTCTGACTGAGCCGCATTGGAAGCTGTGCGCTTCTGCGTCAAGAGCGCAATCGGCAGAATGCAATAATATTCACCCACTGCCTTTTGCACCAATTCTAGCAACTTACTCTTACTATTACTACCAGAACCCGTAAAGATATAGAACTTTTCATGGCGAATGCCACCATCCAATATAGAGGCAAAGACATCCAGTGCGAATTTACGAATACTGGGATTGGTAAAGACCTGTGCCAAGAATGCCTGGATTTCAGTGGCCTCTGCTGTATGCGGGTTATAAGGCATATAATGACGACCCGTGCTAAAGGAAATATAATCGTCGGGTAGGCCTTCGCGGAACTCATGCAGGCGCATGTCATAGACTCCATTCTCAAATCCAATCAGGTGCGGGCGCGAATCCAAGAGCTCCTCAAACTTCGGATCGGTAAAGAGCACCTTGCATACCTTGATAATGCTATCGTTGTATCCTGCCCGCTTTAGCTTCAGCGAAATCTCAAGAAGTGACTTAGACCGATTCTGATAAGCTTCCGCATTCTCCGGTTGCAGAATAGACTGCTGATTCCAATGTGTGGAACGATCCATGAACTTTTGACAAATAATCTGATAGATAATCTTACGCAACTGGAGCCCATCTTTGGTGCATTCCCACCGATGTCTGTCTTCGCGAAATACATACCAAATGTCTTTATTGGTATAGCGATATTGATGGCGATACATGGTATAAACCACATTGGCCACATCGTAATCAGCGCCTTTGGTGCCTGCTGCCCGGTCTATGAGCTTTAGCACATTATCCTCGTCTATCTTATCATAACCGAGCGGGTCGTCTTTCTTGGCCCAGTAGCGCAGGGTGCCCATACTGAGGGTATCTAGTCGCATGCGATCCCATAGTTTCTCACATTCCCCACTCACATATTTATCGGATACTTCTGAGAATTCAATCCAACTAGCCAACAGTCGGCTGTCAATGTTGCGCAGTGTCCAACCCACCTTTATCCACTCTTCATAGTTCTCGGCCCGGGCTTTATTCAGACACTTTACCAGTCGCTGGGCGATTTCAAGCTCTTCCTCACAGACATATGTCTTAATCAGATTAACGGCTGTGCCAAAGACCTGTTGGTGCAGGGAATCCTTCCGACGATCCATCATCGCTGGCAGAATCACGCGAATAAACTCCTCCACTTCTTTTTGCTTTTCACTGTGAATTGGGGTCAGAATTGCTGCCCGCTGACGCATAGAGAGCGACTCTGACCATTCCATCTGTTTGGTCGCTGGAGGCAATGGCGTCTGCACCAGCTCGCTCGCATCATCGGTATATGTATAGATACGCGTGACACGATACGCCTCGCAATTCGGCTTACTGCTGCCATACATCTGCCAATTATTCCGATCAATAATAGCCTCATCAATGATGTTTTCATAGGTATTGGTCAGCTGAAGCCCTTCAAACAGATGTGTCGCATCGGCCAATATGCGATGGCGGATAAAATGCTGAAAGGTATGCTTGACAATCACCTCGGGGAAAATAATGTGCAGACCGTCTTTCAATTTACCTTTATATTCTGTGGGCACCGATTTCTCAAGCACATATGCCGTCACATTTGGGATAGACAGATAATCTTTCAAAAGTTTGCTATAGCAATTTACGATGCGTTCAATGTGTGCAGTGGTATAGTTACGAGGAAGCGTCTCCGACCTTGGCGAGGGCATCGCAAAGCGAAAGTCCAGATCTATCCGAAACGGTCCGGGATCTTTCGGTTTCTCTGTCAAGTGCAGCTGCATCCCCGCGAGCAGCGCCGCACGATACTGCTCCATAAAAACGGGATATTCTTCATCGCTTACATACAGGCAAAGCTTAGGATTGCCTATGGAGGTATGAGTAAATTCATTACCTTTCTTCGTCGTATATTTATGAAGAAATTTCTTAATTTGTGTGTCATCAACATTCGTCGGCTGCGACATCTCCTGAATTCTATACCCGGATTATTTTTAAGTTGTTGGCCGTGCTTAAACTACAGGGCGTTTCAAATGAGTGGGGATAGGCCTTATAGGAATGGTATGGTTACTAATATCCTGAGCGAATCAATTTTTTTTCTAATGATTAGAGTAAGAGAGGGATGGCATATTGCTCACCCAAACAGACGGATAATTATAAGAAATTTAAGAGTTGCTTTGATAAACCCGCGCTTCTACGCATTGCGGAATCGTTGAATCAAGCCCATGGGC